CGAATGGATCTGTATTACTCATATAACCAGTAGATAAGGGTTTACTATAACTAATATATCTTGCGCTGGTATCAGCTATAAAAGACCCGTATCCTGCTTCATTTTCTATTATTATATCAAGATTACCGGTATTTTCTATAGAAGAAAATGGTAAACTTAACATAAGGGTATTATCATCTAAAATTTCATAGGAAGATAAAGCATACCCCAAAAATGAAGGATAGTATGGTTCCAAAGAACTTATTCCCTGAAAAGGACTGAATAATGAAGGTGGTTCTGGAAATATTGTATTGTTTGATGCACTTATATATACTGCTCTTGTGAAAGACAAATGTTGTCCTGATATGTATATTAATTTTTCGTAGTGGTATCCTTCTGCAAAATTTTTATTTATTTGTAACGGTCTTAAACATTCTAACTGTGGTCTTGCTGATAAATTTACAGTATATGATTCATATTCATCCAAATCAGTAATTAAATCACACGACATTACATCATCATCTAAAACTGGAACATAATCTGTATCAATATAATATATTTTTTTAAGTGTTTCGTTATATTGATTGCTTTTGAATAACCATCCTTTTATAGTAAATGTAGTATCTGCTGTTATTCTATATGATTGATTGGCTCCAATATCTGTTGGATATGTAACATTTACTGTTCCCGACCATAAAATTTCTGTTCTTATTTCATAATTATTATTGTAAGAAACTGGCATAATCCATGATATTATAATGTATGGATCACAATATGGTATAAAATTTGATAAAATTTGATCCATATCAGTTTGAAACTTAGTGACAATAGACATATTGATTCCGATGTTTATCGGAACAGGTTGTCTAATATTTCTTATAAAATAATCATTTTCTCCGCTTATAGACCTAGCATCTATATTAAACCCGCCTGTTTTATTAAAAATTCTAGTTTGATCTCTTTGTATTCCATTTATATTTATTGCAATAGCTGGAACAGTTATTCCACCAGGGGCTGGTGTTCTAAGTGATTCTAAGACACGCTGTTTAGGAGCATAAACAAATTTTACTTTAAAAGAATCTTCTTCTATTTTTTTTGTTTTATCAAAACGTTTGATAAGAATATCATTAAAAGCACCAGCAAATTGCTCAACTAGCGTTTGTATTTCTTTATTATATGTCCAGCTTTTCACTTATATATTTAGTGTATTCTATTTAAAAAATGCTTTGGTAATAAATGTTTATTTGTTGTGATTGCTTTGGTAGCATTTCCGTCTAATATATATGTTATAGAATAATCATCTTTAGACCTAGTACATCTACCAGCCATTTGAACTAATGTGTTCAACATGTAGAAAGAATATTGATCAGGGTTTGAATCAAATTTCTTTTTAATTCTTTTTGAACTAAGAGGTAAATATGGTGCTTTCATAATAATCTGAAATCTACCTAAATCACCATCTAAGCTTATTCCAGTATCCAAAGATGGACTTATTAATACTGTGGGTATTTCAGATTCTTTATGAATATTTAAAATTTCTTCATTAGATACTCCATCTAGTCGTATTAAAAAACGAGGATTTCCATTTACTCTTTTTTTAAATTCTTCTGTTATATTTCTTGTATGTGTATGTATTAATCCTTTATAATCTTTATGTTTATCACAAAGAGATAAACAAACTTCTAACATATCACTTAAATCTTTATTATTATTACTATATGATAAATTATATTTTGTTGAACAAAATATAGGAGATTTTTTTGGATTAAATGGTGATTCTAATTCGATGTATTCATATTCGTCTTTAGATATCCCAAGAGTTTTTGTATATTGTTCATGATTACTTAATGTTGCAGACATCAATAAAACTCGATCAGCAACACCAAATATTTCTTTGAATAAAGGCTTTATATCATAGGGAACAAAAACAATTTTATCAGCCTTTCTTTCTTCTATCAAAAAGTTACATTCATCCCAATATTCTATAACCTTTTTCATCGAATTATGTACTTTTGATAAACGACTCATCATTTGAATCTGTTTATCTTTTAAAGTATCAACACCTGTTTGTTTGGACAGACTTATAAGTGTTTTTTTAATTTCATTTATTTGATCTGTTACTTGATCATATATACTTGTGAATACACACCTTTATTTTTTGCTTCGTAATAAGGACATATACAAGAATTGAAACATTTATCTTTTATTTTTTTTGAATATAAACAGGGCGCAAAGTCAGCCGTTTGTTGCAAGTCAACCTGACATTGATAGTTATTTTTTCCTTTAAAACAGTGCATATCTGGAAATAAATCACTATACTGGTCTTGTAATGATTTTGTTATAGTTAACACAAATGATCCATACAATGGCTTGTTTTTATGATCGAGATCATAAGCATATTCACCATGCTGGTTCATTCTATATATTTGATATGCTAATACGTCTCGTTTTCTTTCATCATCTATATTGGTGCTGCTTTTGGCAGCTGATAATGCAATATGGCTTTTTCCTATTCCAGTAGGAAGACATGCTATTACATATTTTTTTCCATTAGACCATGCTTGGTCTATTTTGTCGAGTGCTTCTTTTTGTGCTTCTCTAGGAGAGAATTTTTCTGGAAAAAGTTCAGATAAATTATATTTTTTCAGCATTTTTGATTATGCTATTTAAGATATCAAAATTTATCTGTTTTTTCAAGCATAAACATGGTATATAGCTAAAATCTTGTGTATTTTTTCCAGAATAACCTCTTCCATAACATTTTTTACAATTAGTATTAGGTTTTTTTATTAATGGAAGCTGACCTTCGCTTAAAAGATCAAAATCTTCGCTTAAAACATCATAATATCTTCCATTAAAGACATTATAACAAGTTAGTGGTGTTTTATTCATTTTTTACAGTTTCTATTAATAATATAGTATTGCTATATTTTGCGTTTTTTGATGAACTTTTATCTATTAACATTAAAAGGGATTTTTCTGTTTCTGGACAATATTTTGATAAAGATTTAATTCTATAATCAAAAAATATTAATCCATCATCAACGTGATTTTCTATAGAAAATGGTATTGGTAATTCTAATTTTTCTTTTTTATTTTTACCTGTTAATAAATGAAAAACAATATGAAAGTTTCTTTGTGTAAAAAGTTCAATTTTGCCTTTTTTAATAACTTTGTTTTTTACAATAAAAAACACGTTTCTTTGTAATAATAATTTACACGTTTCTTCTAACTCCGTACATGAAATATTCATTTGTTTATAAAGTCTCTCTTTTGCGTTTTTGTCATATTTCTTAACCTAGTATCAAAATATTGCCAAAATTGTTTTTGTGGGTTTGTAGGAACAGCCACTAGTACTTCTACACTTTCAACAGGAACACTTCTCCAATCTTGATATATAATATCGAACGCTGTTAACAGATTTTTAGAAGTTGCATCATAAGGAAGGCTTCCTGTTGGTGTTTTGTAATTAAATGTAGCTCTACCTAGTTCAGACTCCAATATTCTCATGTCTCTAGTACAAAGCATTCTTCTTGTTGGGAATTTATCCGATGTTCTAATTCTTCTAATAAATTTCAACTCTACTAAGTGAGTTTCACATAAAGATTTTAAACCTTGTAAAGTTACTCTAATCATTTTTTACGAATTTTGGTTCACATATACCAAAAATTCTACTTTCACTTAGAAATACTATATTTTTAATGTCGTTAATGTTTGCAGCTTGTATTCCTTTATCGTTAGGAAAAACAATATAATCATTTTCCTTTACAGTTTTACAATTTGGTCCTGCTAAAATAACTTTTCCAACTCTCCAGACAAAATTAACAGTGTTTATAGGAACCCAAATGCTTCCTCTTTTTATTTCTGTACCGTCTTCATTCACATCAATATACTGAACCATCAATATATCATCTAATACTTTATTTAATCTCCATCCATCTAATTCTAATGCATGTCCTTGATATTGTTCTAATTGAACAATTCCTCCAATTTTATCTTCTAGGTTATTTGGTCTTTGTATCATATTTTTATTTAGTAAGTCTTTTTAATTCTTCAATAAGTTTATTTTGAATAAATATTTCTCGTTTCGAACATTCTCTATTTAATTCTAATTCTGAATTTTCTTGTTTTTTTGTTTTTTTCTTCTTTATATAAGAAATTCTCTTATTGTTTTTAGGTAAAACAATATTTAAAAATTTAGACATCAAAACAGAATCAGAATACAATAAATTATTTTGATACCACCTATTAACTGTTTGGTTAATGATCAAACAGCTTTCTATACTAACCATAGAAAGCCACCTATTTATAATAAAGGTAGATGGTATGGAATCATCAAAATCTATATTTTTTTTCTTTTTTAATATCCAGTCTAATAAAGGAAAAATATTATCTTTATATTGATTCATAAAGTTTTTATTGTATCAATAAAACAAGATTCAGTCAATTCATAAAAAATTTTATCTACTGCTGAACAAAACTCACGATTTTGTTTTTCGCTTAAATTAAAAATATAAGAATTAATACCTATATATCCTAATGATATATTATTTTCTGCTTGTCTTATTAAAGTAGCAAAAATAATGTTTTAAAAAACGAATTTCCAACCGAAGTCAAGTTTGGAATTTCCCAACAAATATTTATGGATTCTCCATATTGTTCATAATTATTGTTAAAAATTAATTCATCATAATCTATATTTAAAGACCCATTAAATATCACAACAACACCGGTTGGTTTATATTTTTCTTTATAAAAATCATATCCAAATTTACCTTTAAGTAAATTTCCATTATATATTATATTATTATTTTCGTATATCATATTCTATAGTTTTTTTTAAACAATTCATTACTATCTTTCCATTCTTGTGTCAACATACTATCACCTAATCCGTGATGAATTACATGAACAGGAAGAACACCAACAGATATTTTATTTTTATTACATTCTAAACAAAAAGACATGTCATAATGATGAAATTTAAACAATTCATTAAATCTAACAGGTGTATTTTTAATTTTTTCTACGTTTATTGCAATAAATAATCCATCAATTATAAGTGTTCTTTGTTTTGTTGGTCCAAATACAGTTGTCCAATAGTTATTATTAGAACAATGCATAACTTCTCCAACGAAATCTTCTCTTTTGCTACACAAATGCCATGCTAAATGATCTTTATTGAGGTCGCATGATTTAGCTCCAGCTAATCCAGTAACTACATAAGGAGAGTCGTTAAGTTTCTCAAAAATAAACGGGTCCATTAACTCAACATCATCATGAACAAATAAAAGTATATCATTCTGATAAGAATTGTTATTTATAAAAGAGTTATAAACCTCAGAAAGACCCCTTTTATTATCTTTTACTATTTCAAAATCAAATTGATTTGAATTATATATTTTATTAAGCTTTTCTAGAGATGGATATATTGGTTTTTTCTGAAATTCTTCCATCGTTTTTGATAAAGTACATATAATTGCTGTTATTTTTTTCATTTACTATATTATTTTAATACAAATTATAAATATTTCAACTTTTTAAACAAAAAAAGAGTAAATATAAATAATAATCATATAAAAAATGAAAACAAAAGAAAAAGTTAATAATTTTATAAAAAGAAACAAAAATTCTGAATTATTGGAGTCCAATTCTTTATTCGCAAAGCGTTTTTTATTCTCTTTATTAAA